ATGACCTCGGTCACGCCGCCGCCGAGATTGGCGGGCGCCTCGTAGGGCGCTACGAGCAACGTGATCGTCCGCTCGTTCACGCCGGCGACCTCGGCCGCCCGGTAGGTAAGTCTGTCCGTCACTCTGCCGGCTCCTGTTCTCGGTCCGGCGTCTCTACGATCTGGACGGACGTATTGGGCGTCCGTACGTCGCCGCCGGCGATCGCTGGCAAGCCCTCCAACTCCCGGACCTCGTTCACGGTGAGGATCCCGGATCCGAGGGCTTTTTCGTACACGTTGTAGCGGGTCGCGATATCGGCGCGCAGTAGCGCCGAGAATACGAACCGCGGGTTCTGCGTCGTCGGGATGAGGCGAGCGAACATGGCCTCTATCGGGTCCGTGACGGGCTGGACGGCGAACTGTGCGTACTCGGCCCGTACGCCTTCAATGTTGCGATACGTGAGGCTCCCGCCCGTGTCGCCGGCCGACACGCCCATCAGCGGCAACGGGATACCAAACGCCCGGGCAATCTCGGCGGCGTACCACTGGCGGCCCTCCAACGCCTGCATATCGGCGTTGGTCATCTGGACGGCCTCGTACGTCATCCCGCCCTCTAGGACCGCGGTCCCTCGTTTGCCGGCGTGGGACTGGTCCCACTGTTCCCGGAGACGTTCCGCCTCGGCGGCGGTCAACTTGTACGGCGCCTGTAGCACGCCGTCCACCCATGCGCCGTCCGTGTATTGCTCGGCGGCCAACGTGTCGGCCTTCAACGCTCCCGCGATCGTGCCGGCGAGGGCTTGGACCGGGCCGATGCCGTACACGTGGCCCGGGACGTCTACCAACTTGGCGTGCGCGATCGTGTAGTCCAACTCCAACTCGGTGCCGCGCCAACGGTAGATCGGGCGGCCCGTCGTGGCGTCCTCGGTGACGGACACGTAATCGTTGTCGATCGGCATGGCAACGGTCGGGCGGCCGGTACGGTCGTGGGCCGTGAGATACGCAAAGGCGTTCCCACGCAGTAGTAGCGCCGTCGCAAGCCGCTTGTACGTGTTCTCGGGCGCTTCAAACGGGTTGGGTTGCCGCACAATGGCGGGCTGGTCCACGATCCGTTCCCGGGTCCGCCGGTTGTACGTGTAGATCGGCATGGACGCCACGGACGACGAGATACGGTACACGGCCGAGTAGACGGTCGATACGCCGAGGGCGGACTCGGGTAGCGCCCGGACGGATGCGGCGCCGGCCGAGAGCGGCCCGTACGGCGACAACGTAGACGGGTTGATAATCGCTAGGTTGCTGCGTGTCGCCGGCTCGGGCTCGGCGTCAATCTCCAAGCCCAACGCGCGTAGGAATCGTCCCATTGCGCGCGAGGCTACACGCGTGTAATTCGGTTGTCACGCGTACGAGCCCGCTCCGACGACGGGACGTCGGGCGGGCTCGTACACGGGCAGTACCCGGGTAGGCACTACTGGCAGTCTACGCCAAGTGTGTGACGGCTTCCCACACGGCCGCCGGGTCGTCCGCCGACGCCAACGCAAACGTGGCGTGTTTGGACACTAGGACCGCATCGCGGTACGTGACGGGCGGGTCCGGGTCGATCATCTCGCCGGGCGTGGTGAGGGCGGCCCGGTAGGCGACCGTCTCGTACCAACGCCACCCACGGCCCGGGTAGTAGAGCCAACGGGCGTGTAGCCCAATCTCGGGTTGCTCGCCGGCCACGAACTCGGATAGGACCGCCCATACGGCGTACTGGCGGACCGTCCCGAACACGGCGAACGTGTGGCCGTCCTCCGAGGTGCCGGCCCAACGGCCACGGTCGTCGCAATGCTGGACGAGGGCCGCCGCCTCGGCGGGTACCCGTGTGCCGTGGCTACGCATACGTAACCAACTCGGCTCGGCATGGTTGGCACTGGTTGGCGTTGCGGCGTGCCACGTGGGCCGGGTACTCCGTGTCGCAATTCGGACACGTGAGTACGGCGCCCGGGTACTCGGTGCAATCTGCGCATTCCGAGACCTCCGGCCCGATCCCGTGGCCGCAACAGTCCGGGCAATAGAAGCCGAACACGGGAACCGGGACGCCGCAATGCCGGCACACGGCCGTTACGTTGCTACCGGCCATTGGGGAATGCCTGAACGTAGAGCCCGTCGCCGTCGCTCGTCTGATGGGTCCGGTAGGCGATATGTCCGGCGTTGCATCGCATCCCGTATTGCGCCCGCATCGCGGTCGTCGTACACGTGTAGTCAACGCCTCTACGGAGTAGCCAGATCTGGCCGTCTAGCCACTGGTCCCACGGGTAGGTCTTGCGGCCCTCGCCTACGTCGCCGGGCCACGTTTTGCGTGTCGTTGCCATGTTGCGCCCTTTCATCTCGCGTGCAACGGGACCATGGTAACGCATCTGGACACACAATGGGCATGTATGGGGCCACACGTGAGGCTATGGGCCTACAACACGGTGATAGATACGCCTTGGGCTCGGGCGGCGAGGTGTACGAGGCGGGCCAACGCCACGGCGGCCGGGATCGGCGTCTCGGAATCCTTGCGTGACATTCTCCACGTGCCGTCGCCGTGGTCCCGGCGGCCGGCGGCGGCCACTTGTACGTTTAGGTCCGGTTGGTCTGCGTGGACGAGGGCGCCGCTCGTCACGGCGTCTAGCGTCTGGCCGCACGCGACGACCCACTCGGCGCCGGCGACCCGTTCCCATGGGAGCCCGGGGAGTCGGTCTACGAGCCCGCCACACGTGTTGGGGTCGTACCCGATGCCCGAGGGCGCGTACGTGTCCCATAGCGCCTCTACGTCGGCGGCGATCTGTGCCTCGGATACGTCGCCCTCCCACAACCGTTGTAGCCCGACGACGAGGCGGCCGTCCACGTTGGCGCCGATGAGTAGGGCGGCGTTCTCGCGTTCGGGGTCGATATCGACGGCGAACCATGCCGGCGTCCCGGGCTCCACGGGCTGTAGGTCACGGTCTGCGCAGCGTTCCCACGCGTCCCACGGGATCGCCTGTGCCGTCGTCGTATCGACCCACTGACATAGCGCCTCGGTGCGGAATCGGTCGGGCTCGTCGTTGCGTAGTTCCTCTAGCAACGTGGTGCCGCGAATCGTGGTGCCGAGCGCCGGATTCGCCGGGAGCCAAGCCGCCTCTACGTCGTCCACGGCCACGCCCTCGGGCGCTGACCACTCCAACCAACAGATCCCGGGATCCGCGGACGGGTTCGCAGCGGCGGCCCTCCCACGGTCCCGTAGCCGGTTCAATACGACGCTATCCGGGTCGCCGGCGTTCGATATCGCCCAACGGGTCGGGTTCTTGTGCGCCCGCTGCGTGTACGCCACGGCGGACCATACGGCGTCGTCCGTCTGCGTGCGGGCCTCGTCCATTAGCACGAACCCGACCTCCGAGTAGCCACGGACCGCCGTCTCGGTTGGCGCGAGGATCCGATACGTGGACCCGTCCTTGAGTCGGATCGTCTCCTGCCCGTTCGTGTACCGGATGCCGCCGCGGGCGGCTAGGTGCCGGTTCAACTGCGGCTCGTCCGCGATCGTTGTGGCGACCTCGGTGAACACTTCCCGTGGGAGGGCTCGGTCTTGCGCGAGGTGAAGGATCTGATGATCGCCCAACACGAATAGGCCGGCGAGGATCCGCCGGGCCGCCAATAGCGTTTTGCCGTTCTGTCGTGAGACGACGATCCCGACCGTCGGGTACAACCACTCGCCGTTGGGCTTCACTTGGCACGCCCGATCCGCGGCGAGGCGTTGCCACGGCATCAACGAGAGCCCGGCCAACTCGTCCAACGCGTATAGCACGCGGCCTAGTGACCGCTGGCCGTGGTCGGGCGTCCCGATCCGAGGCGTGGACACGCCGACGAGGGCGTCCAACTCGGCGGGCGTGTAGTCCGACGCCGGCCGGTAGCCCTCGGTCTCTACCCTCGCAACGTACGACATTTTTTTCGTATGTCCTCGGTCCTCGAGCCCGGCGGCCTACCCGTACCGGCGGCGTTGGTAGTCGTTGTGACACGTTCGGCAACGCCTCCGGCCGCTCGGCCGGACGTACCAATCGTCGTGGCCGTGTCGGCATCGGTGACGCCGGGTACGTCGTTGGTTCTCGGCGTGCGTGACGGGCTGTAGGTGATCCGGGTTGACGCAATGCCGGACCCGGCATAGGTGGTCCAACTCCAAGCCCTCCGGGATCGGACCAACTAGCAATTCCCACGCCACACGGTGAACGAACGCGGTAGGACCATGCCGGCCGCCGCGCGAGATATTCCCGTAGCCGTCCGGCGTTGTCGTGCCAAGGTATAGCCAACACGGGCCGGCGGCGTCTACGCGAGCCCATAGCCGCTCGTCCAACGGAACACGTGGCCTACCCATCGGCAACCACGGCCCGTAGCGTCTGTACGAGGTCTGTTGCGTCGGCCGTGGCGGGCTCGGGCCTCGTCGCCGGCGTGAGCCGCAACTCCCGAAGTTGGTCTAGGAATTTGGCGTGGACGTTCGCGGTGTGCCACGCCGTCCGGGAGTCTGTGTACCCGTGAAGTAGGGCGGCTTGGTTGTCCCGCCTGAGGGCGTCCAGTACGTCGGCTAGATCCTTGGCGGCCCGTATGGCGGCCTCGTCGGCGTCCGTGTGCCAGTCGGCGGCCCGTAGCGCCGCGGTGAGGGCGCGCCGATGGACGCCCGGGCTCGGTCGCCTAGCCACGGTCGGGTCTCACGGTCTCCACGGCAACGACTCGGGATCCGCAACGGCATAGGTCCACGTGGGTCCGGGCCGTTGCTCCGTACCCGCCATGGTGGAATAGCGCCGGCTGGTCGTGGTGTACCCGCAACGGGACCGCTTGACACGCCCGGCAGTAGTCCGGCTCGCGTCGGATAGCGAGCCCGCACGCCTCGTAGGCAACTGTGGACATTGGCACCGCCTCATCCCGGGAACGGAGACCCTAATTGGGAATCATTCCCATTTTGCGTCGTGTCGCGTGTTCCCACGCCCGGGGAGGGGGAGATAGGCCCGGAGAG